ACCGATTGCAGGTGGTATGGGTCTATGTCTGCGCCAAAGCAAATAGAATGCGAGTCTGCCGCGCTTGAATAGCGGTTAGATGTATTGGCATACCAAGCGATGTTCACTTGTTCGTGAGTGCCATCTGCATTTACAAATGTTAAAGGATTTGTTTCTTCAAGGTCGTAGTTATCAAAGTAGCCATAAAACAATACGGGCGCACCCAAGTATGGGTTGAATATACCATCCTCATTTGCTTCGCTTGTGATGCTTTTGTACACGAGTACGTTGGTGAGAACTCCGTTTGCTTGGTCAGTAAGCCGCTCAAACAAGGGGCATTCAAACGGCACCTCAATAATAAAATCATCGCCATCAAAACTAAAGGTGTTGTTCAAATCCCCAAAGCCTACGTTGTTTGTCTGTAAGTATTGAAATCCAATTATTGCTTGGGTCTCTTGGTACTTAAATTCAATCTCCCTGTAAAGGGGTGGGCGGTTCACGACATACTCCGTGATATCAAGATAGGTCTGATAGTTTTGGTCGGTTCCTGCTGCGTACCAATCCTCCAACGGCTGAAGCAAGAAGCTCGTGGATGTAGTTGGCACAATCACCATATTGTACATCTTCAGAATACCTGCCAAGAAGTCCTTTACCTTTATTTCGGGCATTATGTCTTGCACTACCACTTGAAAGGAGTAGGTTGCGGAGGTGGTTTGGTCTACCGAAAAACTTACGGCAGACGTATCACCATCAACGGCAGAATAGTCCGTGCATTGGTAGTTTAGTGTAGTAGCACTTTGCGGTCTGATAAACAACTGCACCGTATCTCCTGCGCCATACGACAAAGCAGCCATTGTTGTAGTTACGGAAGATGCAGCGTGAGCAGCAACCAATACAGAAAAATCAAACACCCCATTGCGAAATAATGAAAGCTCATAGGGCGCACTTACGTTTGCCATTGTAATATCCAAGTCATATTGCTTGCTATCTACAACTGTCCAAGTGTCGGTAGTCAAATTAAACTGCGAACCGCTACCCGTATTGCGATTCATATTTATTAACTGATAAGCAATGTCGTTGCCTCCGCTAAATAGATAGCCCTCGTAGCGATGCAGCCATAGCGACAAATCAACAAACGGAGTAGCAGACAAGAATGAACCTGTAAACGTGATGCCGTATTGGGCTGCTATTGCATTAAGTATAGACTGAACCTTGAGCGCAGGCTTTAACTCGTAGTAGCGGATTCCGCGCTGACCTGCGCCTCCCGAATGATGAGCGATATTGTTTTCGTTATTAGCAGCACCACCACTACCACTCCGATAAAACCAATTCTTTACAGGGCTGCAAAGCGGATAGAACAAGCCTGTGTCATCATTGGTAGTTAGCTTATTAAATACCACAGTATCGGTGTACTCGTGGTTGAACTCTGCAAAGTCAACGTCATACAGGTAGTCCTCGCCAAACAAATCAACAAGCGTTACCACATCCCCATAGAACGTCAGCGTGTACGCATATGGCTCTGTGCCTTTGAGCTGCACGTTCTCTACCTCTATCACCCCCGTACGGAATGGCAAGGAGTTTATTTCAATTCTTGCTTCTTGCCTTAGCCTTCCATCAAAAGTGTTAACGGTGCTTGTCGTAGTTGCACCTGCGTTCCAAGCCGTGTTAAAAGTATTCCAAGTGATGCCTATGCTATTCCATACAGGGCTACCGCCAGTCTCGGTAGTGATTATAGACTCCGTGATATTGGCGTTGTAGTAGTGCTGAAGTATCTCGTTATTGCGTGGGCTTGCAGGAATAGTGAACCCCTGCGTGAAGTCTGTGAACACCTTTGAGATGTCCTGCACGTTCTGCACAGAGAGGTTGATGCTGATCTCCTCATCATCAAAGATGTCAAGGCGAAAGCCATTGACGTAAATATCAACCTTGTTCATCGTACCAAACTGCGCTCATCAAATCCGAAGTCAAAGGACATTGTGTAATTGATAAGTTTTGTGTTAACGCTCTTTTGGTATTCTATGCTGCCACGATTCGGAACGGCACTCACCCAGTTGCTATTGGTATAGACCGCGACATACTCGCTCATCAGAATGTCCTCAATAGTCTCATCGTAGTTTTGGTCAACGAACCCTGTGTTTAGAGTTAGGGTGTTGCGAGAGTTGACGTTGAAGGATTGGTACTTGCCTACCTCCAATGAAGGGGTGGTGAAGCCATCGTTGTAGATGCTCTTTTGGTAGGAGTCCTGCGTGAAGTTACCACGCTCATCGCTGCGCTTAAAGAAGGTGATGAAGTCAGCAACGCCAAAGCGGTTGATGAACGCCACCTGCACAGGCGTGTACTTTGCCTCACATTGAACATAGTACCTCACCGTTCCAATCGTGGTATTGGATGCGTTCTTTAGAATTACATCGTAGTACTGCCCTATGCCACCATTAGGTTGCTCGCTTGGCTTTATCTCGGTAGGTAAAAAAGGATTGTTCTCAAGGTTTGCTGCGCCAACGCCTGCATAGATTACAAGGTTTTGTGAGTTGTTGGTTGCGCGTGTTGGTGGGGCGGTGCTGACGGAACTCACATAAAAATCATCAGAATCACCACTCTGCCAACTAATGATAATTTTAGCAAGACCATTATTTACGCTATTGTTAATCGCAAGGGATTCGTAGTTACCGACAAGCACCTGCCGATTGCGATTCGTGGCAAGCACGGCCTGCGTTACCGCAACAGGGGCGATGTTATCACGGGTTGCCCATCCATCGGTAGTTAGGTATGCGTATGCGGTAGGGGATTCATCGGGGAAGGTTGCGTTGGCGGGTGCTGCTCCGTTGTTAGAGAATGTCACAGAGCCTTCGGGTACTATCCACAACGCCTCACCCTGCGGACTCTGCGTGTAGCCTATGTCATTCCATACGCTAAAGTCGTGGTAGAACTCCGAGCGCACAAGGTCGCTGATTTCAAAGTTGATGACTTGGTTTATTGAATAGTCTTTGCTCAACGAATAGTTAAACGAACCCGATGCAGCAAGGACACCCGTGCGAATACGCAGGTTCAAGTCCATCTCCGTAAGCGTGTCAAGCGCAAGAGCGTTGTTCTTTGCCGTGACAAATTGTGGGCTTCTTGCCATAGCAAGGCTATTTGGCGTAGAAAATACAGGTGTACTCATAGTTTTATATTTAAGTCCTTACGGGTAAATGCTTGCAGATCATCTTTGCCTAATTGGAACGACTGAATAAGCTCAGGGGGTAGCTTGGCAAACCCAAGCCTAAACGGAGTGCTAAAGAACTTCGTTGCAGGGATGCCCTGCCGATATACCGACTCACGCACCGCAAAAGGATTCAGCCCCTTGCTCTCTGCCCACCGCTTGAAGTGCTTGGCTGATGGCTTCTTGCCCTCCTTGTAACTGTATGGGCTATCGGGTGCTTTCTGCTTCCATATCTTGCCCTTGTTGTTTCGCCTGTTGAATGGGCTTGTGGACTTTCTCGTGCCTCCTGCGCCCTTTACGCCCTTGTCTTGGAAGTCACCATAGTCCTCCATCTCAATGCCAAGAGTAAACGAGTTCTCGCCTACAAATAGTTTATACTGCAAAGAATTGTAAAGGGTCTTGTCAAAGTTGTGCTTGCCTTTGGTAAGGTTAGTCCTCGCCTGCTGAATTACAAACTTCGCAAACTTGGTAAGCACCGCTTCCAACAATTCCTTCCGTGCCATTTTAGCAGATGCTTATCTCGGTGTTAGCAAGCAGCACGTCAAAGGTTGCAGTCCACCCTGCAAGCAGGTTCTCAAACCTCTCGCTGAAGGGAACGCAAGATGCTGTGCCATCCAACTGATAAAGGTCGGTGTACAGAGTACCCCTGCGCAGTTCTGTCACCACATCGTTGATTACTGCGAGTTGGGTGTTCAGTATGTTTTGCTCGTTGCTCGTGCCGTAGAACGGCTCTGCCTGCAAGCGTGGGTTCTCTTTGGTCTCATCCACCAAGTCCATACAAACGATGCTTACATTCATCCGTACTATTTGTCCTTCAAATGTTGCTTGGTTAATAATGATATGCGACAAAGGGAAGATGGTCTGCTTGTTTAGGTCTATGTCAAAAATATCCCCTGTCGTTACCACGTTGACTTGGCTATTCGCTTCAAGCGTGTCTTTTAGCTTGGTGGTGATGTCGTAGAACTGTCTCATTTTTTTATCTTATCTAATTGTTTGCGTTCAACGTCTATGCGCTCTTTTTCAAAAACGAGAAAGGTAAGGGCTTCGTGAACGCCAAGCCTTCCGACTCGTTCAAATCTTGTAACATCTCCTTGAGCAAGCTGATGGAAGGAAGAATACCATCCCCACTTTCTACCGAATTGGGACTCTGCGGAGTACTCGTTTTCTCCTTCTCCAAAGAGGTCAGGGTAGCGAGCAGTAGTTCGTTTCCTAAACGCCAAAAAAAAACCGATGCTCCCATAACAACATCCATTGGCGCATCCTTCATTGATGCGGAGTACTTGGATGCTGATTCGTATGGCTCAATAGCATACCGCTTACCTATGCGGTCGGTGATGGGTCGGTAGAGGACTGCCATCGTTTTGTGCAGCTCTTGTATGTCACCCATATAATTGTCCAAGTCCACATACTCCCCAAAGGTGATGTCCTCAAGATTAGGGATGAACCCGTAGGTTTCACCGCCCATCGTGAACTCCGTCTTTAGGTTTGGCTTCTCGTTGAACATCGTATTGATGTGGCGCATCACATTGGCTACGCTTGCGAACTTTACGTTGGGCAGTTCTGCCAGAGGCACTCCGCAGAATATCTCAAGCATCTTGTGGGTCAAGAACTCCTCATCGCCCTCTAACCTCGCAAAGCGTTGGTATTGGTCAAGCGTGATCTCTGATAGGGCGGTGGGTACAATTACCTTTAGTTCCATTGTATTAAAATAACCTTTTAGTTTTAGCGTATGGCATACCTGCCAAAGTTAGGGCGGCTCAACTTGTTATACGTTGCATAGCGAAGCGCATCTATGGCGTGGTTGAATGCATCAATCGGTTTGTTTAGCAGGTTGCCGTTCTTATCTTCTACCCACTTGTAGTTTTGAAGTTCCTTAATTAGATTGCTGCTTCGTGGGGTTACAAATAGCTTGTGCCGCTTCAGTACGTCAATGCCCACTATGACGCTATCTGCGCCCTTCTGCGTGGGTTTCACGTTCCATCCCATACGATGCAACTCCTCAATAGATTTGGGTTCAGCAGAGTCAGCATATATCTCTGCCCTTCTATCAAGACCAAGAGAGTTCAATACGTTGCTGATGTCGGGATTTGTCATCCCCGTGCGGTAAATCAATTCATCCACATAAAGATTATCACCCGACTTGTAAACTGCCACAAGTGCGGTAGGGTCATTGGTGTACCCAAAGTCCATCCCGTGACATAAGAGCGTGGCATCCGTTGGTATCTCTGCCTGCCCGTATTGGAAGATGGTGGCTCTGCTCATCCCACGTTCTCCTAATCCGTAGATTCTCCAGTAATCATTGTCCGTATGTTGCAGCCTCTCTATCTCCTCCACGATTGAAGCATCCAAGAACGGGTTATCAAGGTAGGTTGACTGGATGTAGGTAACGTCATCACGGGTCAGCAACTTATCGTAAATCCAATGGAACGCATCAGAGGGGTTGTAGTCAACCCATATCTTGCCTGTGGTACGAATCAACAACTGAAAGAAATCCTCCCAAGTGAGTTCGTTTGCCTCGTTGCAAAATAGGTAGTCACGTCTTGCTCCCCGTTTCTTCTGCGGTTGGTCAAGGCTGATGAACTCAAAGAGGTTGCCGTTCAGCTCGTAGGTGTAGTCGCTCTTGTTATGCCGTGCCTCATCGTACAGTCCATTCACATTTAGGATTTCAAAGAAGTCACGATAGGCCGTCATCTTTAGAGACGGCAGCGACTTGCGCACGATTGAATACACCTTGCCTCTATCCTCCATCGCCATCACGATGAGCATCTGCAAAAGCGAGTACGTCTTACCAGAACGGCTACCGCCTTGATTGACTACTATCCGAGTTGGTGCGGTGTAGTTCTTCTCAAAGAGTTCGCTACTCTTTAGGTTTAGTTCGGACAATCTCTACTTTGATTTTCGTTAGCTCATCCGATACTTCGTGTGAGTTCTCCACCCTTGCGAGTTTGGGAGTCGTGTACTCTGCCATCTTGTTCAAGAGGTCAAGTGCGCCCTTCGGGTCATCAGCAGCAACTTGGGTGAGCCATAGGGTCATATTCTCAAGGTTGGCTTCTATAAGGGTTTGGAATGCCTCTCTGATTTTGTTGGTGGTCTTGTTTGGTGTTCCGCTTGGCCTTCCTGTGTTGCCTGCTATGAACCTGCCTTTGTCATCTTTCATATCCGTTAAATTCCGTTATTTTCGGTTTTATCTAAATAACCCTTTTTGCGAGGTGGTGATCGTGTGTTGCTTTAAGTCGCTCCTTCCATTCTTTGATATCCCCGTATGCAACGTGGCAAGGTCGGCATAGAGCCATTAGGTTTTCTATCGTATCAGCAATTTTGCTTCCACCCATTCCGCGTGATTCTATGTGGTGAATGTCAACCGCAGTAGCTCCACAAACTTCGCAGCCTATCCAGTCACTGGTTGCATAGCCCATCCCTTTGAGATAGACCTTTGTGTGGTTCTTCATAGTCCGCAGTATCCCGTATCGCATTCGTTAAAATCATCATCAAACAATTCAAACTGCGAGTTCCAATTCTTGATGTCATCGTAGGTCATCTCTGAACGCCAATGTGCATTGTTGATGCTCTCTCGTTCACGCTTGGCAAACCATTCTAACTTATTGGGATGCTTGTCAAACATCTTGCGAAGTAGCAAAGGGCTTTTATGAAAGCACCCTACGCAGTTGTTCATCCAAGCAAAACGTACAGGCTTGCCAAGCCAATACTTTTCTATGTGGTCTTTGTAGATGTTGTCATCTATCAATGGGAAGTGAGGCTTCTGATATGGAACATCTACCCATTTGTTTCTGCCGTCTTTGTGTTTCTCGAATGTTGCTTTGAATGTAGTAAGGCCATCTTGGTTCACTCGCTCCATCATATTCTTTGCTCTACTGGTTTCGTTAGCACGAAAGCCTATGCGAGTTTCAACAGGCTCACCAATGTTCTCTGCCATCCAATAGAAGATAGGTTCAATCTTCATTTGTATGGTGCAGAATCGTTGCACCTTGTTTGGCAAGTAAACCTTCTCCTTTCGTTGTGTGATTTGGTCAAAGGTCTTGCCCGTCACCCAAGTGATAGGTCTGCCGATGTGCTGCTCAAGGTCAAGCATAGTGTAGATAATCATATCATCTTCTGCCGTTCCGATGAATGGAGCTTGGATTCTGTCTTCTACCTCTTTGCGTATTTTGGCATCGGGGAATAAACAGTTCTTGTCCTCAATTCTTACAAGAGAGAAGATGTCATAATCCGCAGGATAGTTTGCTGCGATGTACGAGGAGGTCTTGCCTCCCGACAATGAGTTTAGCGTTTTCACCTTTGGTAAATCCAACAGTCATCAATGAACGTAGCACGAGGCAGCAGTTCATCAACGGCTTGGATTACACCCTGCCAATGTTGGTGGTAGTCATCTCCTGCGATGAATCCTCCCTTCTTTACTTTGGGTAGCCATAGCTTGATATCCTCCTTTACCGCCTTATAGGAATGGTCAAGGTCTATGAATACCACGTCAAGGGATTCGTTCAGAAACATTTTTGCAGCTACTTTGGATGTTGCTTTGATTACATTGTAATTACGCGAACCCATATTCTCCAAGAATAGCTCGTAGATGTCGTTGGTCTTGGCGAGCTTGTAGTAGGAGTCTATGTACTCTGCCGTTCCTTTGAAGGAATCTATGATTGTGATTTCTTGGTGTGTTGCTTTGTCGCATAGGTAAGCTGATGACTTACCGAGCCACGCACCCAACTCTACGAATGTGCCGTCTTCGGGCATATTGGCAAGTAGGTAGTCGTATGCTGCTTGGTGGTTGAACCACCCGTCTATTTGTTTGCTCGTTTTCATTTTAGGGCGTTGTAATAACAAAGGTACTGCTCTACGCAGATAAGTGTGCCTTGCTCGGATGCTGCTTGTGCAAAGGTACCATCTGCCTCATACGTCATTTCAAAGCGCAGGTTGGGCAAGTCGTATGGCTTGAACATATAGCAGGCAGTATCTATGTTGCCGACTCTTGGTTGGTCGGTAGGGCGTAGCCTACCTACTTGCCCCCACGTTACGATTGAGCAGTCAAGTCCGTTTAGGTTGTTCCACTCCTCAAGGAATTTTGGGTGCAGGATATTGTCATCATCCAGATAGTACACCCAATCTTCTTTGGTAAAAGAATCAGCATACAACTCAAGGAACTCATTGCGTAGGGGGTGTCCTGCGGTACCTGTGCGTGTGGAGTAGTGTGTGATTGATGCGCCTGTTGCTCCCTTGAAGTCGGTAGCAGCATCCATCATCACCACCCACGTTGCATAGGCAGGGATATGTTGTTTTAGCCTAACGAGGTTATGAGGGCGTGAGCAGGGGGTGACTATGTAAAGCATCGCAGTTCGTTTATCTTATCCATCGTGAAGTCCTGCACATACTCGTATAACGATTCTGTTAGGTCAGCCACTTGGTTTGGGTTTTCTTTGAGCCTCTTGATTGCTCCTGCCCATTCGCTTGGGTGCTTGATAGCAATACAATTATCTTTTGTAATGTACGGGGAATAGGGTTGCGTGTTGCTCACTATCAAGGCGCATTTGCTAAAGCCTGCCTCAAGCATCTTTAGGTGCGACTTGCACTTGGCGAACTCGGATGTCATAAGCGGTACGAGGCTCACGTCAAAGAACTCGTAGAGTTTATGGTAGTGTGTTGGTGGCATCGTGGGCAGCCTATGGCTTGCCTTCATTATATCTGGGTAGCCATCTACCTCTGCCACATACCCTTGATAGCCCTCAAGGTTGATTGTGGACTCTCTAACATCTGCTGCGTGGTGGTTGCCTCCGATATACCCGAAGCGTACTTCTTCGCTTGGCTTTCTCTCTACCTGCCACGTTGCTACGCTGATGGCGTTTGGTATGATTCGGATGTTGGTATTATACTTTTTTACTTTAGAGGCAAGGTGCTTGTTTGTCACCCATACCTCATCAGCCGCTTTCATAGAGCGCACGATGCGCGTTCTCATCTGCTCAACGTACAGACCTTGCAGGGGATGCGTAGGAGGCAGCACCCACCAATCATCATTGTCAACGATTAGCTTGATGCCCTCCTTACGGCAGAGCTTTACGAAGTCATCAAACGGCTCTACTGGGAATGCACGGCTTGCAAAGATGTGAGTGACTTTAGGCCACATCTCGGGGTCAA